GCAGCCGCTGCGGCTGCGGCAAATCCGGCTGCCATCAACCCAAGCGGGCCAAGAAACGACGTAACGGATGCAGCAAGACCCTTGACCGCACCAGTCACGCCCCCCTGCGACCCGGCAAGGATTTGATAGACTTGGCCGCCTTGTGACGCCATGATCTGGAAAGGGCTTTGGCCCATCGCCAGCATCGTGGCGACGTCGTTGATCTGAAAGCCCAGGTTCTTCATTTCATAGGCGTTCAGACCGACCTTTTTGCTATTGTCATTGACGACCTGCGAATGGCGGCCAATGGCTCCGAGCGACTGCTGATATCGCTGCGTGATGAGTTCGACTGCGCGAGCGCGGTCAGAGTCCGTTCCAATGCCCGCCGCCGTGAACCGCTCAACTCGTTCAAGAGCCTGCTGATACTGCTGGTGAGCGCGGATCGCTGGATCAAGCCGACCCATCATCCGCTCGAAGCCTTGCTCCGTCGCGCGCGTGGCGCGCGTCAGCTTCTCCTCGGACACGGCGAGGCCGTCAACAGAACGAGCGGCCGCATCAACGGCAGCCGAGCCATCGACGCGCATCCTGTAAACGGCTTCTGTGACTGTGGTTGTCATGCTTCAAACCAATGGGGCAATGACGATTGCAGGCGCGGTAACGACTGATCCGGCCGCCCTGTCGGCGTACTGCCGGGACGAGGTATGCCAGCGGTTCTTGTTCGCCAGCCACGATCGTTTTTTCTGATCGGCTTTCAACCGATAGTTATTCGGGATGGTGACGAACTCGACACTGATCCGCGCAACATTTTTGTAGCGTGCTTGCAGAGCCTTGCCGACCCGCTCATAGATTCTCGGCTCGACCTGAATAACGAAAGCGCGGCCGGACCTCGTTTTTCCGACTTCGATCTTTCGCGCATATGGCACAAGGTTAGCGATCATCAATTCGTCGCTCGGCTTCAGGTCCGGCGGCAACACATCAACCGGTGCACCGTTTACGAACAACTGATGGCTCCGAGCATAGTCCCCGGAAATGACCGGCGAGGTTTTCCGAAGCTCATCCAGCGCGAATTCGACAAGCGCCTTCAGGTTCGAATAGGTGTAGACGATCGGACCCGGCAGAACGACGGTTTCCAAAACCCGATTGCCGGGCCGGTTGGCATATGCATCGAACTGAGGATTCCCCTGCCGCGCCATGATGTCAGCATGACCCTGACGGGCAACCTGAAGAAGACGCTGCTTCGCTTCTGCCGCGCCGTGCTTAGGCCAGTCGACGGCGACGATCCGCCTGAAGGACTGAATCGGAGTCATATCTCTTGCCTAGCTAAGGGATCGCCGGTGAAATACTCGTCTCGTCCACAGCAGGAAACGAAATGAAAATAATCTCAACAGTCGTGTCGAGTTTGGCGATCGTCAGCTGCGCCGGGGCCACAAGCCTGCAAATCGAGAGCCTGTCGCGTGAACAACGTGCCGCGATAGCGGCTTCCGCTCAAGAAAGCGGGATGCACTGTCCCGTCGTCATTGGATTGGCCAAAATCTCGGAAAGCGAGCGCGGCTGGATCGTCCGCGTAACTTGTCGAAGCACGGACGGCAAAAGTACGTGGCCAATTCGGCTTTCCGGGCTTCCTTCTTGGCAACCACAATTCTCCTCGTTCGACGATCCTGTCCCGCCTAACCGGGATATCGACTTGAGGGCATTGAAGCGCCCGTAGTTACTTTTTGTCTTCGCTCTCAATCACCGCTCGCTTGTAGCCGAGAGTAACGAGCGCGCGCGCTTCCCATGGCATCAAAACAATGCCGGCGAAGCGCGACCACGCGACGAGCGACTCCCATGTGACAAGCGCAGGCCCCATCCCATTTGATGAGAGCCCCATCGAGATTTCGTGGAAGTAGCCCCAAAGATAGACCAGACCCGGCGGGCATTCCGGCCCCTCGATGATCGGTTCGACCTTCGGCTTGATCCCCAGTTTCGCAAACTGGCGCGCCGCGCTCTCGGCGTGATCGCCGGCTGATGCACCGTCGCTGAGCTTTCGCGCGTGGCGGAATTCGAACTCGCCGAAGGCTAGGAGCTCTTCGACGAGGTCTTCATAAAATTTGCCTCGTTCGCCACATATGCGAAAGCCTGCCGGCGAAGCCAGCCCATTTCAGGAGCGGAGAACAGCTCCCGCGCATTCTCCTTGCTGAACGGGACGTCGATCACCGTGCCGTCCTGCTCAAGCAGATGCCAGCTTGTCGCCAGCGCGACGAGACGCTCGACTTGATCCTCGATCGGGTCTTCCTTTTCGGCCTCGGCGCGCAGCTCGGCGCGACTCCGGGAGCGGAAGCCCTTCCGGACCTGATCGACGTTCTTCTTGCGATCGAGCGCGCGGCCGGGCTCGCTGTCCCAAGGCAGAAATTCAACGAAGCCCTCGCGGCCCTGAGAATCCACCACCGGATCAATCTCGCCCGGATAGATGATCGGCATCTTCGCGGCGGCGTCGGTGACGACGCCCATTTTCCCAAACTTGCTCATTCTCGTTTCCTTGGCGGAGGCGGATCGGCCCCGCCCGCCAGCGGGACCGTCCTGTTGCGCGCAACGCGCGGCCAACCGCAATGGCCGACCGTGCGGGTGTCCCCGTAGCGGCGGGGATGGGTGGATTCGACTCTCGGGCACAGGCCTGCCACGATCCGACTTTTGGGGAGGATCGAACAATGGCTGAAGTGCCGGATTACTTGGTGCCAACCGATGGATTGACGAATTCCAGCATAATGCTGGAAGGGATCGACTTTGCCGCTCGCGGCGGCGCAAACTTTCGTTTCAGAATTACGGACGAGCAGCAGCAGTACGTCTCGACCTACATGATCCACGTTCCTGCTCAGAACAAGAGCATGGATCACATGCTTGCCGAAGCGCATCGCCGACTACGGGATGTTCTTCGGCAGTGGCTGCACATGACAAACGTGATTCACCGGCACCACGAAAAACGAGCGGCTGGCTGGAGCCAAACGGATACACAATAACAGCCATAATCACGTCTGCTGCGTATCGACGATCTGAATGGTCGTCTCGGGGATGCCAGTCGACGATTCCGACGCCGTGCTTTTCAGGGCCTGGAACGGGAGCGTGATGGACTGCCCGCCTTCGCCCTGGGTCTGGAGATCGGCACCGCCGAGCTTCACGCGCGGCAGGTAGAACGTCATGGCCGGCGTATCCGGCGCGCTCGATGTCGTCAGATACGCGAGAATTTCGAGCGTGTTCTCGTTGACGAAATCGTTGATGAGGTCGGCGTTCTCGAAGAACGCGGTCATCTGGCCGGTCACGTTCGCGCGGCCGAGGAAAATTTCCGGGACGAGGTTCGATCCAACGACGGGATCGGCCGACGGGCTGAGCTGCATCTGGATGTTCAGCCCGGTGATGACCGCAATCGTCTGGCCGGACGCGCGGAGCAGGCCGTTGACCGCCGCCATCGTGCCGGTCGTCGTTTCGGCTGACGGGGCGGAGAAGAACGGAGCCGCGCTGTCCTCATAGATCGTCATGTTGCGACCCATGAAGTCGAAATCGACCGTGCTCATACCGGAAGCCGGAAGCTGAACGTTAAAGCCGCCAACCCGGCATTCGGTGAACAGGCGGGCGATATCGACGTCCTGATTCCAGATTTCGAGCGCGAACTTGCGGCTCACGAACCCGGACGACGGAACGATGAGACGCTGGCCGACGGACACGACATCGAATTCGGTATCGGCCGTCGCGGTCGTCGGCGCCGGGAATACAGTCAGCTCGCGTCCGCTGGTGCCGCCCATCGCCAGAACGAGGAAGTTGACGCCATTGTTCGCCGTCTCAGCAAGCCCCGTGAACCGCAGGATCATGCCGACACGAATGCCTTCCGTGATCGGGGCACCGCCGCCGAGCGTGATCTCGGACGTCGCGTTGTCGAATGCGACGCTGGTGAAATCGGACTCGTCGGCCGCGATCGATGCCGCCCACGTCCCGCGGCACGCCGCCTCGAAGAAATCACCATAGGTCAGCGGCGACAATTCACCGGAGACATTGCCCTGCACGCGCTTCACGCCATGGCGAAAATCGAGGATCTGTCGATCGCCACGGATTTCGTTCGACTGATACGTGTCTTTCGACAAAGCGAGCGTCGACGAGACGCGGCGGAGAATCTGTCCGCCCGACGCGCCTGGGTCGGACGAAAAATCCGGCTCGACGCCAGGCGTGATGACGCCGGTCGAATGAGCCTTGTAAGCAATGCGGGCGGATACGCCTTCGGCGAGTGCCATTTCAGTTCTCCGGTTTTGGGATTGAGGTTGCGGCGATCAGCCGATCTGGTCGAACGAGAGCGCGACCTCGACAATCGCGCAGTTGTAGTTGCTCACCTCAGATACGAAGCCCGGCGGCGCGACACTCGATCCCGGACCGACCGGGATGATGTCGGCCGAAAAGCACGAAATCGAACCGTCCCGGTAACTCCGCAGCCGCGCAGCGATCGACTCGGCGTGCGTCATGACCGGACCCATCCCGTCCGCGCCGGTCAGCGGAGCAAAGACGTAGCCCTCAAGCGTCGCGCGGTTGCGATAGGTGTTAGCTCCCCGCCCACCGCCGAACGAGGACGGTCCTGCGCCCGAGCCCTCATTGTTGAACACCAGATAGGCGAAGGCTGCCGGCGTATCCGGCAGCACCGGAGGATCATCGCCCAGCCAGTACATCGGCAGAGTAATTCCGGAGCCGACCGTCAGCCTGGCCTTCAAGGCAGCAAGTGCCTGTGTCGCCGTCGTCATCCGCCTGCCTGGATTTCCAGGGCAATCAACGTCCCGCCGATACGGCGCGTGTTCGCGTCGATCGCCTTGATCGCCAGTTCCTTCCCGCGCACCACAACCTTGTCAGCTGTCGTCAACGGCAGAATTGCCGACAGTGTGTCGACGAGAGCGATGATCTTCACATCGCCCTGCACGATCGAGCCGACGAGCTGGTGCGGCTGATAACCCGTCACTCGCGCCATCGTCGCCGTGTCAGCCTTCGGCCGAGGCGTGCCCATACCCGTGAAACGGCGAACGAGAACCTCTTCGCCGGCAGCGGCTATCATTCTGCGGTGAGAAGCGAGCGCCTGTTGAGCGTCCATCACCATGCCTCCTGAAGGAGCAGCCGGCCCATTTCCGATTTCATAACGGCTTCGCCGCGCGCAACGTCATAAGTCCAGGACCCGATCCCCGTCACCGCATCCTGGGTCAGCGCGGCATCGCGCGCGCCGAGATTCCAGAGGCGCTGCACGCCGAACATGATCGCCGTGGTCACATGCGCCGGGACGTCCGCGGCCGCCTCTCCCGCAACAAATCGGATAACGATCGGCTCGGAGGCATCGCAATCGACCATCGGCCAGTAATTCCCGCTGGCTGGCCGCAATGCGACCGTAGGTCCGGCCGACTGCGCGACGTAACGCTCCGGCTCGAGCGTCAGATCATCACCATCGCGGCTGAATTTGATTGACTGGACGCCGGCCGGCACCACCGGCGCAACCGGAAGCCGCAAGACCGGCCGCCAGCCATTCAGCACCCATTCCAGGGTCTGGCGTACAAAGCGGCGCTGCACCAGCGCCTGTGCTTCGTTCGTCGCCGTGGTGATCAAGGCCGTGACGCGCGCGTCCTTCGACGTATCGCCGGCCGCAATCCCCAAATTCGACTTCGCGTCGCTCAGACTGACCGCCAGTGCTGGTTGCTCAACGACGCGAAGCATGGTTCTGCGGCTCCCCGGTGCTGCGGACGATCAGATCGTCTGCGCCTGCGACGCCGCCCGATTGTCGGAATCCGACGCTAAGCCATAGCGAGGGTCGAACCCGAAGACCTTTCCGTCGATCAGGGAGGCCGCCACCGCCGGCGTAATGGTCAACCGAAACCATTTGAACCCATTGGCGAAATCGAGGTCTGCCTGCTTGACGTTGATGACGGCCTGCTTGCTGTCATCGCTGCCTGCCTTGGTGAGCTGAGTGATCGCCTTGCCGACGACGTCTTTCACGACGTCGCCGCCATTGGCCGCGTTCGCCTGCTCGATTTTCGCATCGACCGTGGCCGACGAGCCGATCGCGCCGACGGCAATCGTCGCCATGAAGTTGTGGAACGCAACCGCAGAGATCCAGCCCGACGATTTCGCGGTCGAGGAGGATTGCGGATCGATAACGCCGACAATGGCGGCGCGCTGAGACGGCTTGAGATTGACCTGCATGGTCATGATCCTTGATGGAGTGTTGCGGGGTGGTGGGTGCGGCCGGCGCAGGCCGGCGCGCCAGGATCAGCGCGCTTCGAGCGCGACGAAGTGCGACTTGGTATTCGCACCCTTCGCCGGCGACACCGGCTTCGACAGATAAGGCTGGCCGCCAAGACGGAAAATCCAGCGGAACGCGGAGATGTTGTAGTCGAAGAAGAGGTGGATCGACGCGGCGAAGTCGATGCCGCCACCCGATTTGGTCGCAAGCGCATAGCCCGACAGATCGACCGCGGCGATATCGCCGAGATCACCCAGCGTAGCCGAATGCTCATTGAACATCAGCGGCCGGCCGAGGAACACGCCGCCATCGGGCGCGCCCGCAAGAGGCTGATTGAGCGGCAACCAGGCCGGCACATTGCCGATGGTCAGCTGGCCGAGCTGCGGCAAGGTATCGGAATTGGCCAACCACATCGGGCGACCACCCATGCGGAGCAGGCGCGAATACATCTTCAGCACATTCGGCACCGTGATGGTATCGGCCGCCTGCCCGGACTCCTTCGACACGGTGACGAGCGCCGCCGAGTTCATGAAGCCGAGCGGCTTGCCATTGCCGTCGCCGGTCATGACCGCCTCAAAGGCTTTCCAGCGGATCGCATTGGCGGCCTGGACCGTGATGCGGTTTTGCAGCCGCGGGGCGTCGTCGAGAACCTCCTGCGTCGCGAGCACGAAGGCATACAGCTCATGCAGCTGCATGATCGTCGGCGTCACGGACGCCTTGCTGGCGACCATCTGGGTGCCTTCGGCGCGCCAGTAAGCCTGGACGCCGGACGCGCCCCACGGGGTGGTTTCGTCCTTGATGATGCCGACCGAATTGCCGCTGGTCGGCTCGGGATTGCAGGCGCCGAGCAGATTGCCGTCATCGAACACCATCGACCAGATCTGCTCGCGGAATTCGGCCGGCACCAGGATGCCCTCGCCGCCCGATCCTTGATTCTGCTGGAAGCCGGTCGGCGCCGCGCCGAGACGCGGGTCCATCGCGCCATTCACCTGGAAATTCCGGACGCTCACCGCGAACTCGGCCAGGTTGTGAAACCCGCCCGTCCGCTCCGGATTCAGGTCGTTGACCACGATCGAGCGCGCCGGGCTGAGAGCGGTGCCGCCGAACAGCGTGGCGCGGCGGACCGCTTTTTCCTCGGCGACGATATCCTGATCGATCGCCGCGACTTCGCTCTCCAGCGCATCCACCTCGCCTTCAAGCGCCGTGATCTGCGCCTTTTCGGCGTCGGTCGCATCATCCTTTTCGAGCAAGGCGTTGAGCTGATCGAGCTTCGTCTTGCCGGCCTTCGCCTTCTCGGCGCGGGCCTGACGCATCTTCTTCAGATCCTTTTTCATGGATCATCTCCGTTTGATTTTGGTGACGCCGAACCGAGAGCCCGCGCGCCCCGCGGTCCGGCGACGCGGGTGGGCAACTTTTGATACTGGTGAAATCAGCTATTCGAACGCGAGCGCCGATCGCCGGCGCGCAACTCCCGCGCGCCCCGCCGGCTTCGGCAGCATGTCCGCGACGACCTGCTCGAAAGTGGCGGAGCGATCCGCCATGCCCCGCGCCAGTGCCTCACGTACCCCGAAGACACGGCCCTGCCCGAACTCCTCGCGAACCTTCGCTTGCGAGACCTTGCGACCGGACGCCACTGCCTTGATGAAGTCCGCACCAGCCGCATTCGCGCGCGATTGGAGAAAGCCGAGCGCTTCCTCAGACAACGGCGCGAACGGATGCGCCTCGTTTTTCAACGGCGACTGCTCGGACCGGATCAGCGTCATCTTCAGGCCGATCTGATCGAGCCAGCCGGACACGTCCTGATGCATGATCATCGCGCCGATCGAGCCGACGTCCGCGGACGGCGTCATCACGATCTCGGATGCCTGTGAGGCGATCCAGTAGGCGGCGCTTGCCGCCAGCGTATTCACGCACGCCACGCAAGGCTTTTTGGCAGCAAGGCTCGCGACGGCATCGGCCGCCTCCATGGTCCCGGACACCGTACCGCCAGGACTGTCGACGTCGATAATCGCACCAACGATATCGGAGTCGGCGGCGGCGCGCGATGCAGCGGCGGCGATGCCGGAGAGGCTCGACCCGTACCAGCTGCCGCGCGGCGTGAGACCGCCATAAACGCCGATCAGCGCAATTTTGCCCGGCTGCGACGCCACGGCCGTCGCTGTCGCAGCCAACGAAGCGGCGCGCGCCTCGACGGAAACCAGACCGCCGATCATCGCGGAAATATCCATGGCCACCACCGGGTCGATGCCGGAAATCTGCGCGATCGCCTGACGCAACTCGGCACGATTGTCATTTGCCACTGTCGTCGTCCTCGTCATCATCGCCGGTATCCGTCGGGGGCTTCTCGTCGACGGCGCCTCCGGCCGAATCCTTGGTCAGCGGGTTCTTGTACTCATCACCACCCGGATCGGACCGCGGCGGCATATTTTCGAAGCGCAAGATGTCGTTGGCGGACAACCACTCACCCTGACGACCGAGCAGGTACGCCTTGTATCGGTTGAGGAGATCGCCGCGCAGCAAGCCGGCAAAATTGAACTCGACGAACAAGGCGTCATCATCGTTGTCCAGCAGGAGGTCGCGCTCGACCGCTTGCTCGATCTCGATCGCCAGTGGCGCGAGGCAGCAGATGACGAAGTCAAGCGACTGCTGTTCGATGTTGTTGTTCGTCGAACGCTTCAAACGCGCGGCTCGATGCGGCGGGTAACTCCAGAGGCCGAAGATCGCCGTATCCGCGGCATCCTCCGTCTCCAGCAATTGAGCTTCCGCATTGGTCACTTTCAGAGGGTGGTATTCCGCACCGTATTTCAGCAGCCGATCGCGATGACGATTGCGGCCCGTGCTCATGGAGCGCCAGGTGTCGAGGAAGTCCCGCTCGGCTTCCTTATCCTTGAAGGTGCCGGGGTGGGTGATGATGCCGCCCGTATTCCCGGAATTCGCGAACCATACATCGCCGTATTCATGAACCGCGATGGCGCGCGCGAAAACGTCGCGCGCGGAGACGAAGATCGGTTCACCCAGGAGGCCATCCTCCTGCAACGGATTGCCGCGGATGTGCCAAATCTCGTCGTCTCGATAGATCTCCGCCTTCAACCTGCTTGTTTGGACCACCGTCGCCGGCGGATTGAAGGTGTAGTAGAGGTGCCCGTCGAGACCTCGTTCGATGTTGGCGAGGCGGCGCGGATGCAGCATTTCGAGACCGCCGACATCGTAATAATCGCCATTCGGCCCGACGCCGCCCGGCAGAATCCGGCAATAGGCATTGCGATAAAACGAAACCCACCATCCGATCTCGCCGATGAACTCGGCAGGAGACGCCCTGTTGCCCGGCCGCGCGCCGATCAACTTCGTCACAGGGTGATCCGGCAACGCCTCGCGCGCACCTTCCGCACCCCGCCGGTAGACGGAGAACGGCAGCGACTTCAAGGCGGAGACGAGGCCGTTGCGAACGGCCTGCACGGCGCCAAGCTGGCTGGCACGTCGATCATTGACCACGACGCCGGCGAGCGCCACCTGCCCAGCCGCGAGGCTATTCCAGATACGCTCGTCCATGGCGCCGCGCGGCTCCATGGCATCGGCCACAGCCCGAAACGCGGACGACAGACCGCTACGAAAACCCATCAGACCACCACAAGCACGTCGGCCCCGGTCACCAGCGCGCCCGCGTGCGGATTCCAGCTCATTAGAATCGCCGCCTCAAGCAACGCAATGAAAGGGTCGATCTTGGCGCTTCCCGCAATCTGCTTCGTCACCAGGTCGGCATTGCCCTTTCGCTCGACTTTCACGTTCCCGACGACCCACGACATCAGCGCCTGGTCGGCATGCCAGAACGTCGAATCCGCGAGCTTGAAATCGAGCCCATAGACGGCTGGCGCAAGGGCTGTTCCTTGCAGCAGCCGGCGCAACATGTCGTCGGTGACGCCAACCTGCGTCAGGGCCTCGATGATCGCGGCGGCCTGGTTGGGATCGATCCCGACCGCGTTTTTCTCCGGCAGTAACCCACTCGCGACGATGCGCGCCACCACGACGGAAAGCTCACCAATGGCGGACGCCATGTCGACGATGGTCATCGACCCCTCGTCGACGAAATCCTGAAGCAACGACGCGATATCCTTCCGACGCTCAAGCACGATCGGGTCGGCCCACGCGTAAGACCACGACAGCCAATGTCGGGTTTCTCGCTCGCGGCCGATGACGGTCAGACCCAACAAATCATCCCGGCCGCCGCTGTCGATCCCGATCGTCACCACTTCGCAGCGCGCGAGAATGGCGTCGAGATCGAGCCCCTCGATCACCTGCGCGTCCCAGCCGTCCGCGCCGCGCCAGCCCTCATTGTTGATGCCCTGGCCGATTTCAATGTTGAGATGCTGGGATGCCCAGATCCGGATCGCCTCGTCACCCTTGTCGCGCTCACCCTCCCAATCGGCGACGAGTTCCTGCAACGACGAGCCCGACCGGCCAAGGTTCGGCATCACCATCGGCCACACCGTAGGGTCCATCCAGCGCGGCTCGATCCCACGCGCTCGATCCTCGCGCGACAGCGCGGCAATCTCGGCCGGGAATTCATAGAGGATCGGCAACATCGGCCGAATGACCTTGCCGCGATATTTCCCGTCGCGGACATTCCGCGCGAACTTCAACTCGGACTTGAAGATGCCGGCCGGAATGTCGTCACTCTGGGTCGTCGTCATCACCAACAATCCCTCGGGCGTCTTGTCGAGGCCGCCGCGGATTTGCCGCAGCACTTTCGCGCCGCGCGGGTTGTTACCGAGCAGATGAATCTCATCGAGCAGAACGAAGAACAGGCCGAGCGCGCCGGTGAGGATGTTGACATCGAAGGTCTTGACCTGCGCCTCGGCCTTCGTGACCAGGTCCTCGATCATCATGTCATGATCGTGCGGGCGGAAACGACGTTTCAGGTCCGGCGATTCCTCGATCATGCCGACCGCCTGCTCATAAGCGCGCGTCGAGATCGCCTGCGTCGGGCCGACGAAAAGCGCCTTGCCGCGCGGACGATAATTCATCAGCATGGCCACGATCAGCATCGCGGCGGAATTCGTCGTCTTCGACGAGCCCTTCACCACCATCGCGAGAATGTCGCGCACGTAGCGCACATTGTTGACCGGGTCCCAGCTTCCGAATGCCGCGCGGACGATCTCGCGGAACCACTCGCCCGACGCCGTACGCATCTTCGGCTTTCCAGGAACGTCGGGCAGCTGTATCTCGTCGTAGAACGCCTGCGCCATGTCCGCTTCTTCGGAGATAAGCGGAATATCCGGCATCAACGATCGTCCATCGCGGATACGATCTTGCCAGTCGACGCAGGACAGATCCCACATCGCGCGAGCCGGTTGACTTTCGACGCCGACCTCCAACCTCAATGCTGCGTCCCCGCCTGCTGCCTGCGCATCATCAATTCACCCAACGGCGTACCGGCGTCGGGCTGCTGTGCAGCAGCGACCGCGGCGGCTTTCTTGCCGAGCTTTTCCTGCTTTGCCTGCTTGCCGGTGCCGCGCAGCTGTTGTGTCTGGCCGTACATCATCAGGTCATTGCGCTCGATGTACTTCTGAAATTCCCGGATCGCGGAGACGTTGCCCTCATTGACGCCGTCGAGAAGCTTCATGCCCAGCTGCGCGACGAGTCGATCACGCGCGACCTCGCGAAATTTCAGTTCGGAAAAATAATGCTTCCGCAACGTCGGAAGCGTGACGTAGAGCGCCGCAGCGATCCGCTTGTTGCTCCAACCCATCGCCACTAACAGGCTGACACGATTCCGGTTTTGCTGCGATGGGACATGTCCAGGCCGCCCACGCCCTCCCCAGTTCGCCGGAACAGGGTCACCAAAGAGGTCAAAAACCTCTGCCATCACAAAAAAATCCCTGACTGAGACCCATGCCGGTCCGGGCTCCCTAGGGGGCGAAGGAATCGACCCACCCCCCCGGCCCGCTCAGTACCAGACGCCTCGCTGATGCAGCGACGCCTGCTCCTCGGCCTGAATGATGCTGTCGTGCACCGCTTTGCTCACGGTCTCGACATTGTCGATGTCCCAGAACAGCGCGGGATCACCACGATGCGCGCGCTTGTGGTTGGCGACTGGGCTGTTAGGCGCCGGATGCTTGCCGAGACAGAGCACGCCGCTGCGTTGGCACTTGTAGAGATCGCGAAGGAAGACCTGCTGCCGAAGCCGCTCCCAGCGCGCCGTCTTGTACCAAGCCTTCCACGGTTTCTGGGCCATCTATGAAAAGGGCCGCAGGCGTTGCCACCTGCGGCCTGAGTCTAGGGAGGAAACGCCCAAGGAGGGCAACGCGCCGAAACGCAAGCAACGACGCGCACAACCTATGGCCAGAAACGACAAAGCCCCGGACGATGCCGGGGCCTTCCACTGAATCCCTTTAACGTAGGGAGAGATGACATCTCCCTTGCACAGGAGGCTCCGTACCTCCCGCCAACCCATTGCGACAGCGTGGCTGCCTACACTGGTTCGACCTGGTCAACAGTCAGATCGACTTTGACCTCGTGCGATATGGCGTTGACCAGTACCCTGAGTCGCCCCTTGTCGTCGAGTCGATCGATGCGCCCTGCCCAGCCCCAGAACGGGTTACCAAGGCCGATGCGCACGATATCCCCAACTTCAAGGTGCTTCATCACCTGCTCACGCTTCGAGCGCGGTGTAGCGAGCTGCGCTTCGAGCCAGCGAACATGGCTCATCAGCGTCGGGCCAATACGCGCCTCGCTCGGTCCAAATCGCAAGAACGATCCGATGCCATCGCTCGCATCCTTGAGCATGCCCAGATCAGCGTCGAAGTCTGGCACAAAGCCAAGGCCGGGGAAGATCGGTACGCACCGATGCTGGATGAACGACGGCCGCCAAGCTTCCTGCCGCCTGACGGCGATCCGCTTGGTATAGGTCGGGACATAGATGCTGATACCGCGGTCGAGCAGCTTCGCCTGCACCTTGCGCTCTTTGTTGGGGTGCAGGCGCAGCAAATACCAAGCTGCCGGCGCGGCAGGCACACTCACAGGAATGCGATCCGCCTCAACCGGCTCGACGAAATCCCCGATCCGCAGCATTTCAGTCATCGCTCTTGGCCCTCATTCGTCGCTGTCGCATCGTCACCGGCAGCATCGCCGAGTGATCCATCCTTGCGCGGCGGCCATGGCCATGGCGCGCGCGAGCCCTCGACGAGCCGGTTACGCGCCTGCACGGTGACGTAGGTCCGCAGCAATTCTTCCCACGCGCCCGCCTGCCGGTGATCGAGCGCGGGCCATTCCGCCACCGGCGGCGCGTCGGCCAGCGCGATCAGCCGCGGCTCGACCGGGCCGCGATAGAACACCCCTGCGCCAGGCCGTTTCATCACGCTGTGGAAGTACGAGCTCTTGCCCGCAACGGCGTGCAGAACAGCAATCGCCTTCGCCTCGCGGCTGTCCTCCGCGAACGCGCCGCCGTGCGTCTCGGCTTTCCGAGCCAGCAGCGTCCATCGCCGCTCCTCGAGATACGTCGAGCCAGCACAGATCGCCTTCCTGCCGAGCCGCTTCTGGCCGTCCAGGTACGCCGCAATGCCGTCGAGCGCCGCGCGCTCCTCGTCCTCGCTGAGCGCCTCGGCGGCGTAGGCGGTCTTCTGCCGGCTGTCGTGGGCCGCGCTCGGCCACCTTGCCTCGAAGTCGACGATGAACCGCGCTTTCCGATCTCGCGCGCGCGCATCTCTCTCACGTTCAAGATGGGGTCGTTCTAAGGGGTCGTTATTGGTGCCCGTGCATACGTGGGCACCCGTGCCCGTCCTAGGGTGGGCACCCGGGTGCCCATCTGGGCGGGCACCCTCGACCGACTGAGGGGGGTGCCCATCCGTGGGCACCCCCTCCTCCGGATCGTCGCGCGTCGCCGCTTCGAAAGCAAAGTCGTCCCGATCAAGGATCACGCGATAGGCATAGGACGCGCTCGGCTGCGAAGGCGCGGCACCATCGGCAATGCCACGCTGTTTCTTCTGCACCCAGCCGGCCTCGACCAGCCGCTCGAGCGAGCGCTGCAACGTCGCGCGGCCGCAATGGATTTCCGCCGACATCTTGACCTGACTGCGGACGCACCAGCCCTGCTTGTCCGTATGGCGACCGAGCAGGCAAAGCACCTGCAAGTCGCGCGGCTCGAGGCTTTCGTCCGTGACAGCGCCGGCCGGGATGATGGATAGCCGCGCGCTCATGGGGCAACACCGCCATGGCTGCCCTCGACAACCCGTCGTGGATTTGGGACCATCCCACCATGACTGATCGCAGCTATCTGATACCGAGCTTGGCCGCGCTGTTTGTCGCCGTATTGGCGATCGTTCTCATGGGGAACGTGTCCATGCCATCGGCGACTGAACAATGGCTCGGATTTTGGGGCAACCTCGTTGGATCTGCCCTTTCCGCACTCGTTGCCTACATCATTTTCCAACTTCAACTTATCCGAGAGCGCGAGGCCCGACGCGAGGAGCGGGAAGCTGAATTGGAAAGGAAGAGACGTGCCGAGGCAGAGGCGCATGAGGAGGCGATGCTCGCAATCATGCAGCTCGTGCATTGCGCCGCCGCTGCACACAGATGCGTTCTCGCCGCACTTCAAACGACGGAAAACTCGAGTCCCAGGGCTCGCGCCGAGCAGACCATAAGCCGAGTGTTCCAACAACTCGAATTCGCCGGAAGTCACTTCTCGTTGCGCGAGATCACTCGACACATGCCGATCAATTCGCGCCTGCCCTATGTAATTATCTTGGCGCAGATCAATTCGATGATCGGAATTCATCGATTTCCTGCCGGCATAATCTCCCCGCGAGAAATCCTCACAAACAAGCTTGACGCCTTGGAAGGGCTGGCACCGTTCCTCGAAGCGTTCGACCGCCGCGTCCTCGATCAGTTCGCTAGCGACCTCGCGGAAAACAGACGTGTTATTATTCAGTAAGACGTTGGTCATGCACGTTCTGCGGTGATTTTCTGCTGCATCGAACGCGGTTCAGTTACTGCGCGCCGCAGATCGAGCGCCGAATAGCCGGGCAGCGGATCGCCGAACACGTTGGCCGTGATGTCGGAACGGCACATCCGCAGCGCGTTGCGATGATCCCGCTCAGCCAGAACGCCATCGCCGACGCGCGCGGCTATCGGGTCCGCCTCTTCGAAATCGACACGTCGCGCTTCGCCGCGTTGCGCTCTGTTGCGCGGCGCCTTGGATGTCGCCACCGCGAACTGCGTGCGGCACGCGTTCACGGTCGCGTTTGGAAACCGAGCCGCGCACTCCTCCCAGCTCAGACCGCACTCGCGACGCAAGCGGATCAATTCACACCTGTCGGCATCCGACCATCGGCGACCAATTTGCATCAACGCCTCCCCCCATTGCGATTTCGGTTGGCGTCGAATTTCTCGCCTTCGGCGATGATCAGCGCCGCCGCCTTCACGAGGTCGCGGCGAAAGCCGACAGGCTTCCACCACTCCTCGGACCAGGGCCAGAAAATCGGCGTGAACAGTCGCGGGTTGGCGGCATAGTCGCCGCTCTCGTGCAGGCTCGCATTCTTCGCATAAGCCGCGCCCGCCGCAGCCAACTCCCCGCGCTCAAGGCCAGCATCATGGTCGGCGTCGAAACCCTCGACGCTCTTCTGCCGCAGACGCTCGGCCATCACGGCCTGCACAAAAGCGGACATCCGCGCGCGCAGGCCGAAGTGTTCGAAGATCCGGCGCATCGCGAACTGCCGCAGAATCGAGATGACCGTCATGATGATCGCGAAGACGAGATTTTGGTGAAACGCGATCGTCACGCCGAGCATCGGCAGGAACACGACCTGCGCAGCAAGCGAGATGCTGAAGCCGACAGCGGTCGACGTGATGCTTTCGATCCACGACGCAAGATTGGATTGCTTCATGATTGGACCGCCTCCTGTGCGCGGCGAGGCAGAAAGGCGGGAACATCAAGAGCGGCATCCGCCTCATCGGCGATCTCGCCAGTCTCATCGTCATGATCGAGCGGTGTGCCGTCGGCGTCGGCCGGATGATCCTTCGCGATGACCGGCTGCGCGGTGAACCGCGCAACATCGTCATCATGAGAGAGCGCTTCGCGCCGACCAGGCGGAATCCAGAAAGGAGCGCGCGGCGGCGTGTCCCGCATCCAGACCAGCCAGATATAAGCCGTCGCTGTGGAGCCATCCGGGTCCCATCGGCCCTTGCAGAGGTTGACCCGCTCGCAGAAAAACGAGATCAGCGTCGGCGGCCGGTCGCGGAACAGCCGTTCATAGCGGCCGATCGTCTCCAGCCACTGCATGCGCACGAACATGGCGACGCCGACTCGAGCGAGATCGAGCGCGCGCAGCACGAATGCTTCGGTTTTTTCGCCGAATGGTGGGTTGGTGATGATCCAGTCGGCGTCGCCGGCACTCATCCCGAGGAAATCGGCGATGTCGCCATAGCCGTAATCATGGATGTCCGTCGCGCGCACGAGGCGGAAATGCTCGCGCAGCACCTCGGCGATGTGCCCTTCCCCGCACGCGGGTTCCCAGGCCGACTGCCGCCGCGAGCCCGCGACGCCGAGCGCTGGAAACACGTCGGCGAGCAGCGCGCGCGTCGCCCAAGGCGGAGTCGGGAAATAATCTAGGCTGTCGGCCGGTTCGACCCGCGATCCCATGACCGAGCGCGCGCCGCGGATTGGCCCATCCGGCGGCGGTTTCAGAACGTTGAACGAGTGCTTTTCCGGATGTTCTTCGACATAGGCCCGACAGCGCGCGACCAGCCTCTCGAATGCATTGCCTTCGATCTTTGCGATAGCCTGGTCTTCGGAGGAAGCATCCTTGGTGATGCCCAAGTCTTCCAATTCCAAAAGGTCGTCTGCACTCGACCTTTTACCGAGCCGTATCCTGCCCTCATCCTTGAGTGCAATTATCAACTCGCCCCGGCGCCGCTTCGCCCGGACCCGTATCTCGATAGCGTCGATTTCGAGCTGTCGATTGTGAATGCGGCGGGTGTATTCCTTGACCGCCGCCGCCTTGTCGATCCAGTCCTGGACCTCGTCGAAGCTCTTGGCTTCGGCAATCGCGCGACAGGCCTCATCGTATCGGAGAAGCGCCGTCATGCCGCGACCTCCGAAGGCGCATCCGTCATCAGAATGCGATCAACGATGGCGTCGGGCGCATGCCGCTCGAACACGCCGTTTTCGGCGGCCGCCGCCAGCCGCTCGAACCATTGCGGCTGGATCACCTCGCCGAGCTGCTTCGCCTTGATGACCAGATCGCACACGGCTGTCGCGACCGCGCGCGCGCGATCGTTGCGCTCGCTCAGGATCGGAAGCAGCGCAATCATTCGTCGCCCCCGACCGGCTTGAGGTGCTTCTCCTTCGCCTGCTTCAAATCACCGTCGACCGCCTCGATCGATAGTGAGGGGTCGAGCGAACGGGCCGCGCGCTGGAACGCCGCCCCGATGCGCATAGCGCGAGCCGGCGAGTAGCCGACATAGACCGCGGTCCCGCCGCGACGATTGCCCTTCAGTCGGATCATCACCATCGACGAGTCGGCGGTGACGACGCTTTCATGGTCGAACAAGGCGCACGGCGCGCGCTCGAATTCCGTTTCTGTGGCACCCGGCCGTTCCGGCGCATCGAACGTCTCAGGCTTCGTTGCGTCGGTCATCGCGGCGCCCGCGGAAATTCGAAGCCGATACGCGGGAGATCGCCCAGCGTTGCTGGGTCGTCATCGGCGTCGGTCGTCAGGCGGATATCGCGGTCCCGCCACACCAGCACGGCGATGAAAAGCGCGAGGCAGACCGCCTGTGCCCACAGCAGCACGACGATCAGGATCGCCGAATAGGCCGCGACCGGATTTTCCGGCGAGATCCACAGGGCCAGCACCACAAGCGGCATCAGCAGGTCGTCGATCATTCGGCCCGCCCTCCCCGCAACACACAGGGCAGGCCGTAGCCATCCCCGCAGGAATCAACTGAACTGCGAAGTTGGGTCCTCACCGGACCGCCTTTGCTCTGGGCCGTAAGGCCCGGCTCGCATGCCGCACGGGACACTGACGTGTCCTGGAGCCGCAGGCTTTCACCTGCGTGAGCAAGGAGGTTGCCATGTCGGGCATGGCAAAGCGGAAGCCCGTGTACGTTCACGCGTACACGCGCCGGCGCTTCGGAAGATGGGAGCACGTGTGCGCCCACTTTCGAAGCTTCCCCGGACAATTGAGCTTCGACTTTTGAGGCGGCGTCATAACCCGCCGCATCCGGTGAGGACCCGCTCCTCCGCGCGGAGCCCTGAATCTGCTTCGAGGTGCTCATTTGAACACCTCCGCTGTCGCGGCTTCGGCGGCGCGCATCGCGGCTTCCGCCATCCGCCGCGCCTCGACCGCCTTAAGCTGTCCGCGATACTTCGCGAACCACGGCGGATTGGCGTCGCCCATCAGGGCGAACAGCACCTCGCGGCCGTGATCGGACCGCAGAAGCGCGGTGATCATTTCGAGGTTTTCGGAGCGTTCTCCACGCAGCACTTTGCGGCACTGCTGAATGTTCTGGCCGGTCAAATATGCCAGATATTCCCCGGCCTTAACCGATGGCATCAAGCTCTGCACTTCCTGCATGACCGGAGAAATGTGAGTCCCGTTCGGGGCTGTTTGAGTCCCGGTTGGGACCCGACGTTTTTTGCCGCGCGCGGAAGTCGCCCTTACGTTGCGGGACATGATGTACTCCCTGTGTCAGAGCGTTGAGCGGCCCCGGACACCGCTCGCTGAATTTCAGCGATCTCGCGTTCCAACGCCTTCCGGGCGGGTCCTCGCGAGGGAGGACCAAGCGTTTCCCACCGGTGAACGGTGCTTTGATCGACGCCGAACCGAGCGCCAAAAATCGCTTGGCTCTCGCGCACCAGCTCTCGCGCTTCCCGAATCAATCTCCTGTCCATAGTCGAACAATGCGTTTTGCATCATTTTCGTCAATGCCAATTGCATTAGTTTACAATGCAAAATGCATCCCCATGAGGGAAATTCACGAGAGACTGGCCTTCGCGCGCAAAAGCGCCGGCTTCCCAACGGCCTCTAAAGCCGCAGAGGCATTGCACGTCCGCGAGCCAACCTACATTCAGCATGAGAATGGAACCCGAGGGTTCAAGAGAACATCCGCCGAGAAGTACGCTCGAAAGTTCGACGTCTCTCTAGAGTGGCTGTTGACGGGACGAGGATCTAAGGACCGGAAGCCTGTTCACGAAGCACGAAAGACTGTCCCGCTAGTCGGCTACGTCGCGGCGGGAGCAGAGGCTCATTTCTTTGCTGATCAAGGGCACTTGGACGAAGTTTCAGCCCCGGACAATGCTACTGACACCACTGTTGCGGTGGAGGTCCGGGGCGAAAGCTTGGGCGCTCTTTTTGATCGCTGGTTGGTATTCTACGATGATGTTCAGCGGCCGGTAACACCTGATCAAATCAATCAATTATGCGTCGTTGGCTTGGCCGACGGCAGGATCATGATCAAGAAGATTCAGCGCGCTCGAGGGAAAGGCCTATTTCATCTGCTCTCCAATACCGAAGGGCCGATACTTGATGT